GTAATGTAATTCAAATAGGTGCTATAGATTATACATCAGCATCTACAGTATTTGCTGGTGGCGATAATTTAAGGCTTACTACAGGTGGAGCTTCTGGCACAACCCGCTTGTATATTAATTCTTCTGGCAACGTTGGTATAGGAACAACGAGTCCGAGTGAGAAGTTAGCAGTTAATGGCAATGCTGACGTTAATGGGGTGGTTTATGCAAACGCACTCAGAACAGATGCAAGTAGCACTAGTTATAGCTTAATTACAAGAGACACTGGGGCTAGTAACTATGTTTTATATGTTCAGTCACCGAACTCAGGTGGTACTCAGAAGATAGCTACGTTTGGTTACGGCAGCGCCAATGCAGGTCAAGCGACTGAAGTGTTTAGAATCGCTAGGGGTAATATTAATGCTTATAATTCCAATTTAACAGTTGGAGGTTCTATTGTAGGTACTTCCAAAAACTTTTTAATCGACCACCCGACAAAAGAGGGGAAGAAATTACTACACGGGTGTATCGAGGGTCCAGAAAATGGTGTGTATTTCAGAGGAAAAAGCACCTCAAGTATACTTGAGATGCCTGATTACTGGATTGGTCTAGTCCATATTGATTCGATGACTGTAGATATTACAGCCATAGGTCCAAATCAAGACCTTTATGTTGAATCAATAGCAGATGATGGAGAGGTAACCATAGGTTCAAATACAGAAGAACCTCTTAATTATTTTTATGTCGTTTATGGAGAGCGTAAAGACATAGGGAAACTAGAGATAGAAATTGTAGATCCAGAATACTCTAACGAACAAAGCGGTTGATTTTGATACTATTAAAGCTTATAATGCTTTGATGTTAAATTGTGTATTTTTAATCCCTATTGACCATAGAGGAATTCAAGGACAGTGCTTTGAGCAATATTTAGAATTGCAAACTTGGTGTAATAAAAATAACTCTGCTATTTTTTCTTGTAGTGGTCTATTCTTAAACTTTGCTCGTAATTATTTAGCTACAGGAGGGGGTGGATTTGTAGACACCTCTCCTCCAAAAGCAGAATGGCTTTTCTGGATTGACTCTGACGTAAAATTTAATATTGAGCAGATAGAATATATGCTCAGTTTGCCGCCAGATAAAAAGTTTGTTACTGGATGGTATAGGTCTGATTACGGAGATAAAGCAATGGTAGGTAATTGGGATGAGGACTTCTTCAAAGAAAATCTACATATGCCTTTTACTTCAGTAAAATGGCTTGATGAGACAGCAGAGAAAGAGCCAAATAAGTTAGTTCAAGTAGATTGGTGTGGGTTTGGATTTACCAAGGTTCATAGATCAATTTATGAGAAAATGGATTATCCATATTATCCTCTCAGAGATGCTAATATTCCTGATTGCAAGCACCCAAGTAAAGAAGGAGAAAGATTTACGGTCAAAGATTTGAGCTTTGAAGACGTTAGTTTCTGTAGAAATGTTTATAAAAAGCTAAAAATTAAGCCTTTAATCGTTCCTAAATTAAGAGTAGGTCACCTAAAGTCCTTTTTTGTGTAATTAAGTGTAGATATTATTAACAATAAAATATATAATTTGTCATGCCAGATAATTTAGGAGACCCAATCCCAAGGAACGAGCCATTCGTGGTTCCAGCAAGCCCAGAAGAAATATTTGATTCTGTTTGGCTTCGTAGTATTAACATTTATTCGCCAAATACAGCGTCGGAAGCCCCGACAGAAGGTTCAATTAATATTGAAATGCTTCCATATGACTCAGAAGAACAAAAAGTTTTAGTCACTGCTGATAATGAGGGAGTGGAATATATTAATATCCCAAGTCGAGTAAATGGTCGCAAACCTTTCTGGCAATGTATAGACGAGGTTCCTGAAGTTGCTGCTGCTATGGACGCAATTATCGCAGCAATTCCTGCTTTAAGGGAGTGGGCTGATACGGCCCCACCAGATCCTGACCCGCCACAACCTCCACCAGAGCCAGAGCCAGAGCCAGAGCCAGAGCCAGAGCCTGATCCAGTTGATGAGGACGATGAGTAAATTTAAATTAATAGCCTCCATTTAGGGGGCTATTTTATTTTATTGGTTCCCTACTACCATCAATCCAAAGTTAGCTGTAGCGTAAGAAAGCCAAATAATCGCCCATCCAACATCACGTTTCATAAAGTAAGCTACAGCAACAAGAGCATACATAATTCCCGCAATTAACGGAACATATTTGGTTATTAAATCGGGGTTCATTGATATGAATTTTCTTTGCATCTCTTAATCCATTTCCAATATTCTTTATCGTCTCCCCCTCTTTGCCTCCATCTTTTGTGAGACTCTTTTAAAACTTTATTGGCCTTGGTTCTACCCGTCCATTGACCCACTTCTGTTTCAGAGTTTCTGTCAATCTTGTAGATCTTAAAAAATTGTCTAAAAATCTTCAGATGCTCTGGTTCAATATCGGCTAGTGTTTTATATTTTTCTTTTGGAGACCAGTCTGGGACAGCAATAAGTTTATTATCTATTTCTCCACCATCGACAAAGCCAAGAATACCTAGAACCCTACAAGAGACTAATACTCCTCTATCAATTGGGTCATGGTTAAAGACTAATACATCTAAAGGATCATTATCTAGAGCCAGTGTCTGTGGTATAAAACCGTAATTAATAGGATATTGCAGAGAAGATACCAAGCATCGATCTAATTTAAATATATTTAAATTCTCATCATACTCGTATTTTGTATTAGTTCCCTTGGGGATTTCAATAATACAATTTACATGTTTAAAGTTATCTATTGTGGTTGGTATATCGTCTACTAAATTCATTATGAATGTAATCCTCTAATATTTTTTTTAATTTTATGAGTCTAATATTTTGTATCCTTTTTTTCGGAGTAAGTCGAGATATTTTTTGGATTCTTTATATCTCACTTTATGTTTGTTAGCTTCAACAGTATTACCAGCAAAATGGAAGATATACGGTAAGGTATTGAATTTAAATAAGATATTCCTCTCATGAATTTTGGAGTGTTGTAATTTTCGATATGGTAGAATTTTTGATATGCTTCTAATATCGTCCACATTATCTTGATAAAACCCTCTAACGAGAGCTTGGTCTTCTATCCAGTTTGTTTTCGGACATAAATAACCATCTCTTATCACAAATCCGCAGTATTTATCTTTTAATTCATTTGAATAAGCCCATTTTTTTAAAATATTAATAACTTTCTCTGTATTCTTGAATACCGCAACACCTGTATTTATTGCTGGAGGGTTGAATTTTATCTCATCTTCACCAAAGATAATTTCTTTTTTATATTTATTAATTAAATCTGTTATTGGAGGAGATACATTGTAAAAAAAGGCATCTGAATCTATCCATACTATATAATCATAATTTTTAATATATTTAAGTATAAAAGGATATCTCTCCCAATGACAACTTCTCGCCTTGTAAAACCTGTCTGAAGATTTTATCAAGTCATATCCATATTTATCACAATAAACTTTATTTATCTTATAACAATTATCACCATAAGATTTAAACTTATCATCATACCACATTAAAACTGCGATTTTCATTCTATTTTAGTCTAGGATTAACACAAAAGAGCCAAATATATAAATAGGCTAGGATGAACGAAACAATGCCAAATAATAGGTTAGTCAACAAATCGATAATTTTTTTCTGTCTTTTTGTTTTATAAATTTTGTTCGATCTTTTTTCTTTCTTCGATTAGCATAGCTTTTGCTAATATCGCGTAATTTACGATATCCTCGCAAGCGTCTTCAACCGACTCATTTGAAACTTGTAATTGCTTATCATTAGTAAAAGAACGAATCCTTTGAATTTTGTCGATTAGACGAAGCAAAAGACCTTGGACTGGGTGGATATCTAGGATAACAGAAGAATTAAAATTAGCGAATACGTCAGTGGCATTTTTCCCTCCAGTATAATCGCTATTTTTTTGTTTCATTATCTCCTTGCACTTACCACAAGTTTCATCATGTAAATTTAATAATTGTTCAGTATTCATTTTTAATTATTTTTTATTGATCTTTAACAAATTTTCCATCAACCATTTTGCCTGTCCTATTTTTTATTTCATTATAAGCTATCTCCAAACATCTTTCTGGATCTTCGCCAAGCATTTTTGATGCGATTATAATCGTGACTAGAATATCTCCTATGCCATCTCTAATCTCCGCTTCGTCTTCTTGTTTTACGGCTTCGATTGTCTCGTTTAGTTCTTCTTGAGTTTTGTCTAATTGAGCTAAAGCTCGATACTTCCACTTTTCATTAAGATCTTCTGAATTATCAAAAATCCCTCTTTCATTTGCCCAAATTAGCACACGGCTACTTAATTCTCCAAAGTTTTTCATTAGTTTAAGTCTTTGTTTTTTTTCATTCTGGATATGTGTCTTGTCCACATATCTGCTTGCTCTATTTGAACTCTATGCTCCCACTTGTCAACGGCTAAATTATACATGGTAACAGGGTAGCTCAACGATGTTCTTAAAAAGAAAATCAAGCCTACCAGAATGCCCAAGGGTATACCTATTACAATAGCACAAATTAAAATAACAAATCGTCCTGCGAGATATTGGTATTTACTCATGTTTATTATTATAAGCAAAAACATCTATACGTCAATGGTATTTTTTTTCATAAAAAATGCTTGCATGGGTTCAATTTTCTGCTAATGTTCCCGTATGCCAACGATAAACAGTATATTCGATGACGCAATCGGGCAAGAGTCAGTGAAAAAGACTTTAAGTATCTATATAGATGCTTACAAGAAAACTGACCGCTTGCCATTTATTAATCTCACTACTGGCAAGGGGGGAGGAAAAACATTTTTCGCTCGCAAGTTTAGACAGGCTCTCAGGAGGAGCGATGGCGCAAAACCACCAATGCTTGAAGTCAATGGTAAAACCATAAAAAATGCAGGAAGCTTTTTTGAGCAGATTTATCCAGTCTGGGTTCAGCATAATGCATTTCTTTTTATCGACGAAGGACATAACCTTCCTAATGATCTTCAACAAATTTTTCTTTCTGTTCTTAATGTAGATAAGAATCCAAGGAGGACAGTAGAGCATGACGGAGTTCCTTATGAGTTTGATTTTACTAAACTTACTTTTTGCATGGCGACTACCGATCAGCAGAAATTAGTTGAACCTCTCAGAGACAGGCTCAGAGATATTGCATTTGAAGAATATAAAAATAAAGAACTTTATGATATCTTTCACGACAACTTTGAGTGGAGTGCAGATATCGAGGATTCCGTAAAAGAAGATATCATTTCCTCTTTTAGAGGGAATCCGAGAGATGCTGTAGTTAAAGCTGAAGATTTAAAAATTTACGTTTCTGCTAGGGATGTAAAAAAGGTTACCAAAACAATTTGGAAGGATTTTTCTGATGCGATGGGCGTTAAGAAGTTTGGCTTGACAGCTTCAGAGATTTCTATAGTAAAGGCGTTGGGAGAACGTGGAGCAATGACCTTGAATGGCCTAGCTTCCGTTACAGGCTTCCAGAGAGGTGCAATCCAGAGAGACTACGAGTCCATGCTTATAAAGAAACGTCTATTAAAAATTGACACTAAACGAGAATTAACTAAAAAAGGTTTAGACCTTGCGAGAGAGATCGCTTAATATTTAACATGAAAGCATACAAGCCAAAAGAAGTGACTATAGCGGGCCAGAAATTTACCATAGTCTATAAACAGATGAAAGAATATGGTGAATTTGATGCTGATCAAAACAAGATTTGCATATCTAATAAAATTAAAGGGGAAATTCTTTTGGACACAATCATTCATGAAGGGTTTCATGCTATGCTCTCCATATCAGGTCTAGGCTACATTCTAGAAGATGTGCAGGGAGAATTGGAGGAGGCACTAGTTAGGGCATATGAGAATATCCTGACTCCATTTATAAAAGAACAATACAGAGAGTTCTATAAAAAATGAATTTTTATTGAAAAAAAATATTGACTTTAAATCAAATCTGAATATATTGATATCAACTAAAATAAACAACCAAAAAATGGCTACAAGAGGAAGACCAAAAGGAGCAAAGTCGTTTGTCAACATTGACATGGAGACACTAAACGAATACTTTGGCTCAAAGCAACATATCCCTGTAAGCAGGGTATGGCTAGAGAAAATGAACATTATGGTAAATGAAAGTAAACCAAACAAAGTAGATTCTTCTGTTAAACCAACAACAGATACAGGAGCAGTTCAATTTAAAATCAGCGAATAAATGAGTTACATTAATAATGATCCAGATCGATGGATTAACTTTGTTCTGTTAAATGGGTGGAGACTCAAAGCAGAAGTGAACGAAGAAACAGGAGGATTAAATATTCTCGTAAGCAACGAAAAAGGGAATGTTACTTATAATTATGCAGGGATGCCCTCTGTAGAACAAGTAGAACATAGTTATCTATTAGAAAAAAATGAAAAAGAAAGTCGCTAGTTACGTTGTCCTTGATAAGAAGGATCGTTGGATGGGTGGATATTCCACAAAGCTTGCTGAACCTCCATTATCTCATGCAACTCCCGCCATTGTCATGGCCATCATGAATGCCGAGCAGTCTAATGGTAAAGTATATGAAGTATATGAAGATGGTGAACAGAAAGTAGTTTACCCAAAGAAGTAATGTGGAGATTATGGGCAAAGGCATTAGGAGAAAAACAAGGAAAAGATAATGAAGCTGACTATGTGGCTTTAATTAGAACAATAATTGTCCTCCAAGCCATTATTTGTAATTTGTTTATTATCGCAAACATTATAAAAAACTGGTAATTTGCCCTTGACTCTGAATTTAAATAAATTTAAATTGTCTTTATGAATATATTTGCAGTAGATCAAGACCCAAAAGTATCCGCTCAACAATTGTGTGATAAGCACGTTGTCAAAATGATCCTAGAATCAGCACAAATGCTTTGTGCCGTGTATGACAACGGAGCCGCACCATACAAAAGAGCTTTCTACAATCACCCATGCACTATCTGGGCTAGAGAGACAGAGCAAAACTACGAGTGGTTACTCGATCATGCCTACGCCATGTGTCAGGAGTATACCAGACGCTACGGCAAAGTTCACAAGTCACTTCACACTATACAGTGGTGTGGCAAGAACTACCACAAGCTATCTCTTCCACGCACTGGTCTGACATCATTTGCTCAAGCTATGCCAGAAGAATACAAAAATGATTGTGCTGTTACAGCATATCGTGCTTATTACAATGGCGAGAAGGCAGGGTTCGCTACTTGGAAAACTAGAAAAACTCCTGCATGGTTCAAAGAAAAAATAAAATGAGAAAGATGAATTTACCTCTATATGATATGCTTTTATCACAAGCAGAGGCAGAAAAAAAGAAAGCATTTCTAACGATTGATTTGCTAGCTAATCACCCAGCAGGGATTGGAGATCATTCAACCAGTGATTTTTACGACAACGCAAACGAAGCTTTAGAAGCTTTAGCTTCCGCTGATGATAAAATAGAAGCATTGAAAAGATATTTTGATATATATGCAGAAGAAAACCGATAAGAATATGAAAAAAACATTTGAAATTACATTTTTAGATCATGTAGAGGCTGAAACATATGAAGAAGCTTGCAATATACTCAAGGATTGGGTAGATATTAATGATGGAGACATTAGAGCATTTGATATAAAAGAGGTAAATGAGGACAAACAGAACGCCTGAGATAGCAATATTAGTATTTGCAATTACTTTCGCCCTAGGATTTTTACTCTTTACTCACTTAATTGATAAAGAATCTGAGGCTACAAAGATATTTGACCTACCTAAAGAATCTGTTTCAGTAGATAAGCAACCTACTAAATACAAAAGATTTGATGTTCGGGTAAAATTAACTAAATACCAATTAGAAAAGATGCTTCAATTGCTTGAAGAGAAAAATGGGTATTATGATAAACAGAATGGTTTATATATAAGTGCTTTACCGCAAGACTATATGACCTTCAGATCAGTAGCAAGAGGGGTAAGTAAAGAGTATGAGATATCCTCTACTCAATTATCTAGATATACTGGAGAGAAAAGAATAGAACAATGACAACATTTATTTTAGGATTTGGACTTTGGTTCCTTCTTATCGTTTTGATTTTACTGTTTTTCAAATCGGCATCAAGGTAACCTTTGGCGGGGTAGCCCAACGGCAGAGGCAAGCGACTTAAAATCGCTAAAGTGTGGGTTCGAGTCCCACTCCCGCTATATAAATTACAATAAAATCAATTTAAATTACTTCTCCATTTATAATTAATTAAAAGACTCTTTAAAAGAATAAAATAGAATAGATGTATATAAGAAATACATAGGGGTAAATATAAAAGAAAATAAGATAAAATAAGGGTTTTAGCATCAATAGAACAAATAAGAAAGAAATTTAGGATAGTCGCCTACGCTCTAAATAAATAAATAAGTTCTTTCGGTTCCCCTAGCCCACCTCAATTTAACCTAATTCAACCAAATAAAAGGGCTTTCTCGGTGATTCAGCCTAATGAATAATAATTTACTGTTATTTAATCGCCAGTTTATTTCCGTTTGTCTTAATAAGTATATGTGTATATAGAATACATATAGACAAAACGTGTCGATAATTGCACATTTAATCGACAAATAAAGAACCCCAGTTTATAGAATAAAACCTTAATAAGCATGAGCAGAATAGAAGCAACTTTATATTTATTTTTTTTAGCAACCGCATTTTATCTTTTAAGTAATTACTTTTTTGATTTGATGTAATTTTTATTCATTTTTATTCTTGACCCCACCGTAGGTGGGGAGTATAGTTTGCCCATGACTGAAACAGTAAACTATCCATTGCCCACAGTTCATCTTAATGGAACAGATAAAAAAACATTATTGCGGGGGAATATTAAAATCAATAAAGCTCTAGAGGATTTAAACGAGGCGCTTAAGGATTGCCCCTTTCACGGCAGAGACTATTATGTGCAGGACAATAACTACTTCCCACCTGTGGCGGGCGGGGCGTATGACAAGGCTACCAAAGAGCGGGCTAAACACATAAATAATATTAGTGATTTCGCTGAGTATATTGAGCAGCACATCGAACATATAGCCACCCAGTAAATGACTTTATATCAATGGTGGTTAATCTTTCTAATAATAGTAACAATAATAGGAGTTATAGTAGAATGAACAAGCTAATAGAAATACAAAAGTTTGCTGCGGAGAAGCTTGAAGAATGGTATCTAGCAGGAATAGGCTGGAAATTTGTCTGGGATAATAAGGCCACCCGCAGATACGGGCAGTGCAGATACTACAAAAAAGAAATTGGTATTACAAAGAAGCTGGTTCTGATTAATACAATAGAAGAATCTAAAGACGTTGTTTTACATGAGATCGCCCATGCCCTAGCTGGCAGCGGGCATGGTCACGATGCTGAGTGGAAGCGGATGTGTATCAAGGTGGGCGCACGACCTGAACGTTGCTATACCCCCGAAGAGAAAGGAGGCACAGTAAAAACCATTAAAGGTAAATGGAAACTGATTAATAAAGACACAGGGCAGCTATACCGATACTACCACCGCAAACCTCGAAGACAGCGTTGGGATTGTATATGGCTTCAAGGTAAAAAGCAAGAAACATATGGTAAGCTTCAGGTTGTAGCAAATAAACTTAATAACACTGATAGCAGTCCATATAAAATTAAAAGCTAGGTTATAGGTTAATCACTTAATAAACAAATAAGCATATCACAGAACCGCACGTTTGTGCGGTTTTTTTTATCTATTAATCTGTCATAACTCACTGATTATCAACGAGTTACGCGGCGCGGGCGGCGCGGCCCGCGTAACTCCCTCATTATGAAGGAGTTACGGGGATGGGTTAGATGTTGACGGTTATCTGTTTGAGGACCAAGACGAAGCCTAGTTCTTTGAGCGCTTCAATGTCGTAGTCGGTCAAAGTTTTTCTTCCTGTTAGTTTCTTTATGGAATTCCTGACAGATTCATCTGCCACATAGGTTAAGGTGTTTCCATAAACTTCCTTTTGTATTACTTCTATTGTCATGAGAAAAAGATTGTAAAGATTGCTGTTACTAAAACTATAAAGATTATCCAATTTTCCTGCATTTTTTTTGATCACCACCAGCAAGAATAGGTAATTGTGTATCCTTCCTTGATCGCTGCCCTAGCTTTAGAAACAAATTCTAGATCATATTCTTTGCGGCTTTCGTCTTGGCTAGTGTCTGATCCATAAAAGAATCCTTGAGTGCTAGGAAGTTTGTTATTGGTGATTGTCGCCTCTAACTTATCAAGATCTTCGGAAGTGATTTCTAAATCTTGGCAATTAAGTTCGATGGGTGTTTTCCCAGTCTTTTCACACCACAGTTCCTCCATCCAACCCTGCAAGGCATTGTGCTTGCGCCAGTAACAGATTTCTGTAGTCCTGACAGTTTGGGTTTTGGTGGTGGGGGCGTAGCTGCTTTTTACTTTGTATGCGTTTTGATCGAGTCCCATAGTGCTTGAAGTATATAGTGTTTGCTTATTATTGCAAGTCTTTTTTATTAATTTTTATTGTGGCTCAACAACAAATCCTGTCTTGTCTTTTTTGGCAAGCCCCTTTTCAAGTAACCCTACTATCTTCCCCCTGCTATCTTCAAAACGTAAATCGGAATCGTCGCCATCAATTACTTCTATTCCAAGCCACGTTTCGGGAAGGTGATTGCGGAAGACCACTGCGACGTTGCCACCGCTCGCACAGAGTCCTTTTACTAGTTCGTCAGGAGTCTCTTCACTGCGAGAGTATGTGAGGTGATAGTTGGGGGGGAACTTACCCTCTAGGAAACGAACGAATCTTTTTAAGTGTTTAGTGTAGTCATAGAATTGAGTATCTGGAAAATGTCCAACAACAAATCTCTCCCAAAGGATGTCGCTTGTGAGATTCAAACGGAAGCAACTATTTAATTCTTTTCTCGCAGCGCTTTTAATCGAGCTTTTGATTTCTTTGAATAACTGCGATATGAATCCATCCCGATCCTCGAAAAACCTTCGTGTTTTTTTAACTCGGGCATCTTGAACGGAATGCATGATTCCACGGCCAGCAGTATTGAGACAAGCAGTAGAGCAACCAGTAGTAGCAGAAGCGCAAACATTTTTTCCTGATATGTTAAATGGTGCAAGGTGTATTCCATAGGTTTTCCAACCATACTTTTCTCCCTTGCGTGTTTTGTAATTTCCAGCGTTAAGTAGTTTTGCCATGTGGGTAATGTAACAGATTATTTTGATTCGTCAATTAAAATTAATTTAAATTGCAGAGGTAAATTGAATGCTGCCCTCCAACTCTTTATAACCGAACTTTTGAAATTCTTCTGCAAGCTTAATCGCTGCATGTAATGAGCAGACAATTCCTGTTTCTTCTGCTCCATTAAACCACTCAAATACAAAATCAAAAGGTATGTCGTTTGGGTATTGTCGAGAAATATTATATGTCTTGGTCATGGCTAGAATATACCTCAAATAAAAAAAAGAGTCAAATTAAAAATGAATTAAAATTCAGTCGTAAGTCCTTGAGTATCAGTTAGTTACGAGGCGGGGCGGCCCCGCGCCGCGTAACTCGTTGAACCTCAACGAGTTATGAGGCTTAAATCCCGTGTCAACTAAAAAAACATTTTATTTTTGCAAGCAAAAGCCCGCACCCCTTTCGGAATGCGGGCCTGTGATGGTAGAGGCAGGACTATGCGGGCAAGGCAATCTCTTCGGCCTCGACGATCTTGGGCTTATGGCCCGCGAGCCTGTCAAAGACAGACTGCGTGGTCATCGTGCGCTGTGGCAACTTGGTAAGGTCGCCACCCTTGAGATGCTCGGTCACGCCGTTGTAGAGCGTCCAGAGTGTCCCGCCTTTGAACTCCTCATGGCGAGGGTTGCGGAACTCCTGAATCGCCTTGTAGACGGAACGTGCAGGAAACGCGCCCATCTCAGCGAGATCAACAACCAAGTCGGAAGCCGCCTCCTTGGAGATTTCACTCTCCTTGTAGGAAGCAATCCGATTGCCCATGTCAACCCAGTGCGAGGTAACGCGACTCACGGCAGACGAAAGCACCGTATTCAGATCCCGAAGGATGTTGACGGTGTGACGGCGAGCGAGCTTTACATCTGAAGAGAAGCAAAGGTTTTCGCAGACCATCATCTGGTTACCGATGCACACGGAAGCCGCGAAGGACTTGTCGTGCGCGTTGCGGAGACCAAGCACAAGCTTGCGGTCATCTCCATCGATGGCATCACCCTTGAGGGCGAAGCCGCCGAAGTAACGGAGACCACCACGCGCAATTGCGTGTTCCTCTTGAGTGATCTCAAGACCAGCTTTAGCAATGACGTTGCGGGTGCGATCCGCAAGAAGTGCGTGACCGATTGGTGTGTGAGTGTCCGTAGCGGCAGGAGTTGGGACGTTGGCCAACTGCTCGGACTCGACTTTGTTTTTAGCAAGTATCAACATGCGAGAAGTTTACCACATATTTGATTTGATGCAACCCTTTTTTAGCTTTTTCTTTTATTTTTTTTCTGCTTGACAGACCTAGAAAAGTGTGCTTCTTTTTCCTTCGTAAGTCGTTGAGTATCAACGAGTTACGAGCGCGGGGCGGGCCGTCCCTCGTAACTCCTTCAGTATCAATGAGTTATGGTGGGAGCGGCGGGACTCGAACCCGCAACCAAACGATTATGAGTCGTTTGCTCTAACCATTGAGCTACACTCCCAAAGAAAAGCCCCGCCCCCCAGTGACGAAGGAGGACGGGACTTACCCCATCTAGCAAGAAAGTGGTTCCCCCTTCCCGCTGGCTAGCATAGCAGGAGGGGGATCGGCTTGTTGACGAGTGCCAGTCAATTAAGAGTTGGTCACTGTTACCACCTATTCTTCGGATCTCCTAGGAATTCTGTAACTCATTAAGAGAAAATTTGTCATTAAGAGACTTTGCATGTTTGCGTGTCCACTTAATGTTGTCCATAAAAGAATCTAGTTTATTATCTTCAACATCTTCAAGGCGACTTGCGAGATGTTGATGGACTAATCCAAACGCATAATTTAAAATGGCTGCTTGGTCTTGTGTTTTTACTTCGATACGAAGTGTTTCTGATGATTTAGGCATGATGCTAATTTGTTTTTTTGTTTTTTCTGTTTAGAAGAGTTTTGTTGTAAAGAGGGGCAGCAGGAATTAAGACACACACAACCTGCCACCCCTCATGCGTTTACACACCTACACAACAATTGAAATTCTTGAGGTGATCAATCTGCGAGGCTTAACTGATCCATTGTCGTCTAAGTCCGAGAGTTGAACGTCAACGTATTCATTACCAGTTGAATGGGAAACAGAAATATCCTCTACGGACTGAATCTTAAAAACCCGTTCTCTGTTTTCTGTAACCGAAGAAGCTTTTATGTTCGTGTAGCGTATTGTCTTACCAGTAAGAGTAGAAGCAAGTTGAACAGGGTTAGTAGGAAGGATGGGATTGGTGTTAATGGTGTTTGTTTGCATTGGGATAAGTATAACAGGTTGTTGGGTAAGTGCAAGAGGTTTTTTGCTGAATTTGAATTTTTTTCCGAACATAGTTTGTGTTTTGTTGTAGGTTAGAGAAGCACAGGTTAAATAGCTTCTATGCAAATAGTTTACCAAATATCACCAGATATGCAAGCGATTTCTGCATTTAAATTCATTTTTTTTCATGTCATAACTCGTTGAGTATCAATGAGTTACGCGGCCCGCGCCGCCCCTGCCCCGTAACTCCCTGAGTATCAAGGAGTTAGATGTCCATGTATTCCGCGATTTTTTTATGACCCCGCCACGCCGTCCACCCCTCCACAGAGATGCCCGAACAGTATTGAGCCTTGGCATCCCCCTCTTGGAGATTTTCCCAAGCGATCCGCGAGGCTTCTTCGGAAGCCTTCTTCGGAGAACGCGACATGGCGACTCCTGTATAAACTCCTGTGCTGGCGACGATGTAGTAACTGAACGTAAACATGGGGGGAGTGTAACAGAAGAATTTGTTTTTGGCAATCTTTTTTTACATAAAAGCACAAAAAAAAAGCTCCCTTTCGGGAGCCTTGAAGAGAGTCTTGTCTCTTTTGATTATTTAGGATCTGAAGACCAGTTAGGATCGCGATCACCGAGATCAGCATGGATCTCAGCGAGAACCTCCTGAATCTCATCGGGCGTGGGGTTCCAGTTCCCGCAGCGAGGCCCGTCATCGAGCATATCGCGCAGGTCGGATTCTGTCATCGGGGCGAGTTGGCCAATAGGATTTTGAACTGTCATGAGAGGAATCTACCAAAAGATCGCAGGAGTGCAAATCTTTTTTTATCTTTTTTGTATCTCAGGTTGCAGGTTATAGAGACAAATAACAAATACAAAGATATCGCTTGACAAGCACACAAAGCCTCTGATTACAGCTTTCGTAAGTCATTGAGAATCAATGAGTTACGAGGCGCGGGCGGGCCGCCGCTCGTAACTCCCTGAGTGTCAAGGAGTTACAGAGCTTATTCCGAATCGGCCTCACGGCATCGCTCAACAGAGTCGGCGTGTAGGCCATCATAGTGTTCATCGGCAGCGGCTGTGATGGCGAGCCATTTTTTGGTGGGCGGGGCCAACTCGGGGTAACTCTCAAAGGCTTCGGCCTTGTCGGTGAAACCGTCTACCACCCCGCTCACAACGCTTTCAGCGATGGAGATGGCTTGCTGCTGATCACTGCCGCCTCCCACTAGCCACCTAGTCATGGGGTCGGCATAGCTGGCGGCGGTGACTACGAAGTAGGTGTCGGTCGGGCGGGTCATGATGTCATTTACTGTCATGTGGGAATATTATCACAAACGCAGCCAACCGCAAGCCCTAAATGCGTTTTTTATTTCTTTTTTTAACTTGCGTAAGTGACTGAGTATCAACGACTTACGCATGGGCGCGGGGCCGACGCTCGTAACTCGTTGAGTATCAGTGGGTTACGCTGTCAAGCTTTTTATTTGTTTTTTTTACAAGAAAAAACCTCGCCACCCGTTGAGGTGGCGAGGCTCCATGACAGTGGCAGGTTACCCTACCGAGAGTTTTTTATTCATGTTATTCGCGGCCAGATCATCGCTCTTCAGCATGAGATCTTCCTTGACGAGCCTGTGACGGCAGAGAGGGTGAATGTCTGGGTAGGTGTCCTTACGCAAGCGGAGAATTGTCTCAAGTATCCATTCACAAGTTCCGCGAAAGTTTTTAATGTCACTATTGTCGGCTACTGCTTCACTGCACATATCAGTGATGACAGCAGCGGTATATTTGTCAATTGCTGGCTCTTCTACGTTAGCCATGTCGCGTCTCAAGCGAGATTCTTTGAGAGCTTTAACGATTACGGAGTAGATGAATGCTGGTTTCTTAACGGTCATGATGGTAGTATAGTGTAGTTTGAGTTTATTGCAAGAACTATTTTAGAGTTTTATATCAACTAATTCTTTGCCTGTGATTGTGTTAGGTGTGCGCTTGAGCTTGCGTCTTGAGGGTGCGTCATTGATCCAGTCGATTGCAGTGATGCAAGGAGCTAGCACCATAGCAGGAAGGTAAGTGAGAGCCATGAAGTGCAGGAAGTTATAGGCATGATAGTATACCTCTCCGTTTGCTTTGGTCTCATACCATCCTCCGATGTTATCAATGGCTTGGGTTAAGCCAACGAAGTAAGCCATCAAGCCGAAGATGGCAAGCACGGCAAGGTGGCTAATCATTACGATAGTGACGAAGTTCTTGAGGTAGTTTAAACGATGATTCATAATTTTGTTTTTGTTAGTGTTTGGGTGTGAGTGGATTACATGTAGCTTTGCTCTCTGTTCTCTGCGTGTTGTTTTAGTATTGCCTCAAGTCTTTTAGATGTCTCTGGCTCGTCTACGGAAAGCCAACCTACGAGGAAGAAGAGATCATCACGCATGGCGGTTGCAGCATTGCGCTCTGTGTAAAACTTGTCGAGGTCAGTCTTGGGAGTTGTAGTTGTTTCTGTCATGGGTTTAGTATAGGTTAGATTTTGATTCTGTGCAAGGGTTTTTATTTTGTTTTTTTATAGACTACTTTGCCAGCCTCAATGGTTGCTGTCCAGTCTATTTCCTTGGGAGGATTAGCAAGACGCTCATTCTCTCTCATCCACATTGCTTTGCGGGCTGCTTGGACTCTTGCGTGGTAACTGCGGGGTGTTTTTGTTTCCATGTCGGTAGTTTAGATTAAAAATGAATTTAAAACAAGCTTTTTCTGCTATTATTTTGAATTATTTTCTTCGACGTTATTAATGGTATCGCCTTCCCATTCTACGAAAGCGCATTCGGAACCTTCGTCCCAAACCCTAACTGCTTCAATGACTCCCTCGTGAGACTTTCCTTTGTAAGAGAATTCGCAGTAGTAGAAACACTTATCTGCTTCCATATATCCCATTTCAACCGTGTCATGCATATCATCACTGATTTCTAGATTTTGGACTGACTTAGTGGGGATTGAATTTGTTTTTGTCATGGGTGTATTGTAGCACAGATCCAGAGAGAACGCAAGAGAAAAGATGCTTTTATTTTGTTTTTTTGGTGGGGTAGATAGGGGTGGGTTTTCTGAGAATTTTTGAGAAATGACTTGACGCTCACAGCGCGGGGGGGTGGTGAATTCTATAAACAAGAAGCCTTCGATTCAGTTATTCGTGTAAAAAAGAACATACATGTCATATAAATATAAAAACTCTTTTTTGTTGGGGCATATAGAACTTACAGAAAAACAAAGTCAATTTCATAAGATCATGAGGAACCCCGAAACGCGGGTAGTATTTATAAGTGGGCCAGCAGGGACGGCAAAGACATTTATGTCAGTGTATACTGCTATATATAAACACAATCAAGACAATCTGCTTAAGATCCTATATTTGAGGAGTTTAGCTGAGAGTGCGGAGAAGGGGTTGGGTTTTCTGAAAGGGAGTATGGATGATAAATTTAATCCATATATTGGTCCTTTAGAAGATAAGCTGGATGAACTTTTAAGTCCACATGAAAAACAACAAATACAACAACGGAATGCGATAGATGCGGCCCCGATTAACTTTATTCGTGGGGCCACATGGAGAAACAAGGTCGTTATCGTTGATGAAGCCCAAAACATGACAATAAAAGAACTTACAACTGTCATTACTAGAATAAGTGCAAACTCTACATTATTTATATGTGGAGATACAATGCAGAGTGATATTAGGTCTACTGGCTTTGAAAAATTTTGTAAGGTCTTCGATGATGAAGAAAGTAGAAGTCATGGGATACATCATCTACATTTTACGAAGGATGATGTTATGAGAGATAAGATTATCAGCTATTTAGTAGATAAAATTGAAAAAAACCAATTAAATTAATAAAATTAGCCATGAATAAACTTTTTTGTGTATCGTGTGGACATAAGATCTTGTATGAGGTGACAAAGCCTAAATTTTGTTCTAGTTGCGGTGAAAGTCTCGATGGTTTGTCAAAAGCTTCTAAAAAACAAGAGCCAGAGCTAGAGCCAGAGCTAGATGTCGATTTAAATAAATTAAAAAGAAGTATTGTTGTTGAGGGTAATAGTGATAAGACTAGTTTAAAAGACATTTGGTCTTCTGCTGGTTCTCAATCATCTAACTTACCTCCTATGCAAAGACCTCCTTCAAATGATCCAGAAGGTCAAGCCCTTTTAGATCAAACTGTTAAAGAATGCTCGTCTTCCCGTATGAGGGATGTTGATGAATAATGATTTTGAAAGTCAACGCGATGATTTAGAAGAGCTTCTTAAAAAATATAGACCTAAATGGCAATTAAGTGCTTTAGCGTGGATGGACTACGATGATGTCTGTCAAATAATTCGCTTACATATATATAATAAGTGGCATCTATGGGATCAGTCTCGTTCATTTAAGCCTTGGGCTTCGATGATTATATCTAATCAGATAAAAAATCTGATTCGTAATAATTATTCAAGTTTCGCAAAGCCGTGTCTGCGTTGTCCTCATAATATGGGGGCAAATTCTTGTGAATTAACAAAAAGCCAAGAGCAAGATGAAAGCTGCCCTGATTTCGCTAAATGGAGGAAAAAAAAAGAAAGAGCTTACAATATAAAATTACCTTTAGCGTTAGAAGAGGGTATAGCTACAGGAACGACGAATATTCAAGATTTTGTAGATTATAAAGAATCTTCAGACAAGTTGCATGTGTTGGTTATGGAACAATTAAATGAAAAACATAAAAACATATATTACATGCTTTATATTGATCATATCGATGAAAATGAAGTAGCAAAGAAGTTTGGGTTTAAAGCGGATTCTTCTAAAAGAAGAAAACCAAGATATAAACAAATGGCAAATTTAAAAAAGAAATTTTATCACATTGCCCTTAAAATCATGAAGGATAACGATATTTTATGAATAATCTACAGTTAACAGAAGAACAGAAAACCCAAATACAAGAAGAGTTTACTAAAAACCCCGATTTAAGACATATTACGCAAATTGTGTTTAATGACGACACTTTAGATGGTCGTTCTAAAGAAGGTAGGGCTGTTAGAGCATTTTTAATTAATAATAATTTAGAATTTAATACTACTACACCCCAAAGAGTTGAAGAAATTGAGTTAGAGACGCAACAAAGAGAATTTTTGATGAGTGACAACATCGAAAGGGGTATGAATGCTTTGGAAGCGACTAGATTAGTTTTCCGAGATAGAGAAATTCAACCATTGAGCCAGCAGCATAGGATGGTGATGGAATTTTTGCGTAGCTACAGGCCAGAAATCGTAGATGATAACGATATGGTCACTAATGATAAGTGGTCTCCACCTAAATCACTATCTAGATCCATTAAAAAGGTTAATGACTGGGCGGGACAGAGCTTTGATGAGATATCAATACAAACAAAACAAAAGAAAATGTGTGAGAAGCTTCTCTTCTACCTGAAGAGTCCTCGTTTCGTTCATTTCATCAATCAATATTCAACAATAGCAGATAGAGATTTATTTGAGAGTGAGTTTGTTAGAACGGTGTGGGACAAGCCCGATTTAACAAATGATGAGCTAAACTTGTATATTACTGTTTGCACGAACTATGTTCGGCAGAAGCATATTCAACAGAGAATCGACAGATTGAATAATATGCTCAATGACACTGAAAATGAACGAGATATAACATTGCGCCTTACGGAGATTATAAAGGCCACCAGCGACGAGCTAAACCAATGTGAGAAGAGAATCGAATCTTTGACGAAAGACCTTAACGGGAGCCGTCAGGCGCGTTTAAAGGCAAGGGGGGAGCAGAACGGAAGCATCGCTGCACTAGTCGAAGCTTTTCAAGACAAAGAGGAGCGTGATCGCATGATAATGATGGCAGAGATGCAGAACAAGCTAATCGAAGAAGAAGCTGATCGACTTGAGTCTATGGATGACTACAAAGCTAGGATTCTAGGAATATCTAAAAAAGAGATCTTATGAGCGATTTTGTCTGTAAAGAATGTGGTAAAGAGTTTAACAAAAAAAGAAGCTTCCATGCTCACTTAAAAGCTCATTCTCTAACTATAGGAGATTACTATGTCAAACATTACGACCGAAGAGACCTCTACACGGGTGAAAAATTGGCTTTTCGATCTTATGATCAATATTTTAGGGATAGCTTTAACTGTTATGATAATTTTAAGTTATGGATGGACTCGGCTCCAGAGGAGGATGTCAAAAAGTATATTAAAGAAAAGGTAGTAGATAAATTTACATTAAAAGAAATTTCTATATCTCCTCCAAACCTTTTTTACGACTTGTCGCAGATGGCGAGCATATTTTACTATAAAAAGTTTTGGGGTTCGTATTCTGCCTTTTTGGAAGAAGTCGGGGTAGAAAATTACTTCAATGCAAATCTACCTAAAAATTTCTGGGAGAATGATTATCAGACTATACCAATCTTTACTGATACTAGAGAAAAAACCCCACTTATTTTTCAAGACTCTGTAACAAACAAATTGGACTTCGGAGACTATACGGCCAGAGGAGATCTTTATACAAAGACATTTGTTGATCGTAAGTCGCAAGATGACTTCAGACAAACCTTCGGCAAGGACATTGACAGGTTTAGGCGCGAGATGGATAGATGCGTAGAGTTTAATTCTTACATGTTCGTTGTGGTAGAAACAACAATAAACAAACTAGAAGAAGATAACAAGGTTTCCAAGTTTAAGTCTAATCTTGGTTATTTATGGCACAATATAAGAAACTTAATTACAGACTACCCTAAAAACATACAAATCATTTTTGCACACAACAGAGCAGGAGCTAAAAAGCTAATTCCACTTATTCTTTATCATGGTGAAGCTATGTGGAATGTTGACTTACAATATTTTATAGATGAACGAGTAAATGTCTTGGACAAAGGGAAAACAAGGATATCGGCTTGAGCATTCCTCTCAGGAACTAAATAAGTTCCTAAAGGAAATGGACGGCAGTATCAAAGAAGAAGAAGCGAAGTATTTGCTGTATAAGTTCTTACGGAACAATATAGCATTTACTTCTGAGTTATTTTTAGGTGTTAAGTTATTCCCCTTTCAGGCAATGGCTATTAAGGGGATGATGGTTTCTGACTATTCTATGTTCGTTTTCTCGCGTGGTATGTCGAAGACGTTCTCTACTGCGATCTACGTCTTACTAGAGTGTCTACTCAACCCTAATTCAAACATAGGAGTTATTGCAGGGACATTTAGGCAATCTAAACAAATCTTCCAAAAGATGGAGGATATAATTAGCAAACCCGAAGCAAGTCTAATCAAAGAATGTGGATTTAAAATAACTAAAGGAACTGACCAATGGACAATGACTTTAGGTAAGGCTAGGGCGATAGCCCTTCCGTTAGCTAATGGTGAGAGGCTTCGTGGATTTCGATTTAATAGGATTGTTTTGGATGAGTTCTTAACGATACCTGAAAAAATATTTAATGAAGTTATTATACCATTTCTGGGGGTGGTAGAGAATCCTATCGAGAGGGAGGAACTATACAATTTAGAATCCCGTCTAATCGACAAAGGCGAGATGAGAGAAAAGGATAGATATATATGGCCTAATAATAAACTTATTATTCTTTCATCTCCATCATTTAAATTTGAATATATGTATAAACTCTATAAAAAATATGAAGAGTTAATACAAGGAGACGGAGTAAAAAAAGAAGACTATGAGGAAGACGATCTTAAAGATGATGCTTATAGACTAATCATGCAGTTAAGTTACGACTGCGCCCCATCAAGACTCTACGATCAAAATCTGCTTAAACAAGCAAAAGCTACTATGAGTGAGATGCAGTTTAAAAGAGAGTTTGGCGCACAATTTATAGATGAAAGTGATGGATATTACAGATTATCAAAGATGGCTGCTTGCACTATCCCAGATGGAGAATTTCCTGCTGTTGAAGTAGTTGGGAACCCCAGTGATGAATACTTGTTATCTTTTGACCCAAACTGGGCTGGCAATACAAGTGCTGACCATTTTGCGATGCATGTTTTTAAGATAGACAGAGACGCACAAAAAGTTTGTTTAATTCATGGTTATGCTATAGCGGGAGTTTCTTTAAAACAACATATGGAGTATATGTTATATCTAATACAGCACTTTAATATTGTTGGTATCTGTGGTGACTACAATGGAGGAGTTCAGTTTATAAATTCTTGTAATGAGAGTGCTTTGTTTAAAAATGCAAATATAAACATTGGTGTTATTGACGTTGATCTAGAAAAACCAGAAAATTGGCATTCAGATATAATAAATTTTAAAAATCAATACAACTTAAGAGAACGTAAATATTGTATTTTAAGGAAACCTACTTCTAATTGGATTAGAAATGCTAATGAAATGCTACAAGCAGCAATAGATCATAAAAGAATTTTATTTGCGTCCAGAGCGGTTGATGCTCATTTTGATGAACAAAGAAAAAAGAACTTGCCTATAGATAAATTAAACTGGGATATAAAATCACCAAAAGCTTCTAAAGGGGCCATGATGATTGATTTCATAGACCACCAAAAGTATGTTATTGAACTTACAAAGTCAGAATGTGCTAACATTGAGGTTATAGCAAACCCACAAGGTTCTCAGTCATTTAATTTACCACAAAACCTCAGAAGACAAAAAGGTCCAAATAGAGCTAGAAAAGACTCTTATTCTTCCTTGGTTTTAGGTAACTGGTTTGCGAAAGTATTTTTTGATGCTGAGAATGCGTCTGTAGAACAAAAACCAGAGGGAACATTTATTCCATTTGCGATTTGAAAAGTTTCAAAGTAACTTTTATAACTTTAGTGTAAACTTTCATATGCCTCGTAAATATACCAAACGATCAGAATATTGGGAAAAATTTAAAAACGATAAATCTCCGATGGAGGATTTATTAAAACCCCAAGAAGAAGCCTTTAGTCCAGAATTAATTGGAGAACCTATTTTTGCATCTAGGTTAAATTCACCATCGTCTAGAACTCAAGCAAGAACTAATGCAGTAGCTACCTCTGGTCTAGGCAAAAAATTTAGCAACATTAAAGATGGTCTTTTGCCATTTAACTACGAGAAAGATGCTGCTGATGCGAGAGAAGCTGTTGAGCTTTGTCAAAAAGCTTATTTCAATATCTCTTCTTTTAGAGGGACTATAGATCTTTTATCAGAATTCGCAGATTCAGAATTATATCTTGAGGGAGGTACAGAAAAATCAAAAAAATTCATTGAAGCTTGGTTTAAAAGAATCAGGATGCATGATTTAAAACAACAATATTTTAGAGAGTATTATAGATCAGGTAATGTTTTCTTCTACAGAATAGACGGTAAAATACCTCTTAAAAACTCTCAAAAAATGCTTGAGGCGTATGGAGCGAGTTCAAGAAAAGAAATTCCTATTAGATATTTGTTAATTAACCCTACAGATATCGCTACAAAAGGTTCTGTTTCATTTAGTGGTTATGAATATTTTAAAGTATTAAGTCCTTTTGAAATTTCTAGGTTACAAAAACCAGAGACAGAACACGAAATGGAAACCTTTAACTCTTTGCCCGAGGATGTTCAAGAGGCTCTTAAGTCTGGTAAAAAAGCTTATGCAATGACAAGGGTCCAAATCAAACTCGACCCACAACTTCTTCATGTAGTTTTCGCAAAAAAACAAGATTATGAACCTCTTGCTATTCCTGTAGGTTATTCTGTTCTTGATGATATTAACAGAAAAATAGAATTAAAAAATATTGATCAGGCAATTAGTAGATCAATTGAAAATGTCGTATTGCTTGTTACAATGGGGAATGAGCCAGATAAAGGGGGGGTGAACCACAAAAATCTTGCTGCTATGCAAACAATTTTTAAAAACCAAAGCGTTGGTCGAGTTCTTGTATCTGATTATACAACTAAAGCAGATTTTATTATCCCAGACATTAAAAAAGTAGTTGGTCCAGAAAAGTATGCCGTAATTAATAAAGATATTGAGGATGGGTTACAGAATGTGCTTATCGGAGATTCCAAGTATTCTGATGCTACAATGAAGATGAAAGTTTTTTTTCAGAGACTTGAAGAGTCTAGAAGGGCATTTATTCAAGATTTTATAAATCCAGAGATTAGAAGGATTTGTAAGGCGGCTGGCTTGCGTAGTTTTCCAGAGGCTAAATTTGTTAAGACTGATACTATGGATGACAATAATCTTTCCAAGTTAGCGACAAGACTTATGGAGCTTGGTGTCCTTACCCCAGAACAAGGGATGCAAGTTGTTCACACTGGTGTCTTTCCAGAAGGGAAAGATATGGAAGCTGCTCAAAGAAAATTTGTCGATGATAGAGAAAAAGGGCATTATATGCCATTGGTTAATACAATTAATTTGTATGATGATGGAGAAACATCATCTGAGCCAGAGAAGAAAGAAGAGAAACCTGTATCTCCTTCTGGTGGTAGACCAGTGGGAGTATCAAACTCAAATTATTCAAAGAAAAATATTGTCGAGGCAACTAAAAGATTAAATGAATTTGAACTATTAGCTTTCAAAGAATTTGCTTCTAAATTTGGTTTAAAGAGAATGTCTAAAGAAAAAAAAGAAATGGTCTCTCAAGTTTGTGAATCTATTGTTATAGCAAAAGATGCTACTGAATGGGAATCTACTTTAGCTGAAATAGTAGCGGATTTAGATAAATTAAGTTCACTAAATGTCAATGCAAGCATTCTTGAATTAGGCAACCAGCATCAATTAGATGACTTATCTTCTGCAATTTTATATCATTCAACTCAAATTTCTGTGTAAGAAAAGGTATGTCATTGGATGATTTTAATATTTGTTTATTTGAAGGCAAGGTAAGGGAGATAAAAGATGAAGAGTTTGAACTATTCGGACTCTCTCAGGCGAATATCCAAGAGGCCGCAGAATCTCTGTTGCCAGAAGGTTTTGACCCAGATCAAAATATCGACGTTTTACCAGTTGTTTTTAACTTAGCAAAAGTTAATGAGTTCAACAAAAATGGCGATGGCATCGACGCAAAAACTGCAATAGCTGCTATAAAAAGATTTATCAATAAGCCCATTAACATCGAACACAAAAAAGATAAAATCGTCGGTCATATGATTAATGCGTCCTTCTCTGATAGAGAATTTGATTTTAAAAATAACGACATTGAATCCTACGCCGACAAGAAAGAGCCATTCTATATGAATGCTGCTGGCTTAATTTATAAATCAGTTTATCCAAAGTTAGCGGAAGCTATTGAAGATGCTTCAGAAAAAAATGAAGAAACCTATCAGAGTATTTCTACTAGTTGGGAGTTAGCATTTAAAGAATTTGAAGTAGCAGTTGGATCTAAATTTTTAGAAGATTCTACTATTGCGACAGGTGCCGAAAAAGAAGACCTAAAGCAATATGTCAAGGGTTTAGGCGGCAAAGGAGAAGATCCAGAAGGCAAGCCTGTTAATAGATTAATTGTTGGTCAAACTTACCCATTAGGAGCAGCATTAACAAGAAACCCTGCTGCTGCTGTAAGGGGTGTCTATACAACAAAAGAAGAAGACAGCAATAAAAAATTAGAAAAAATTTCCCGAAACGCTAATATTAATGTAAAGTCAAACAAATTAAAAAACATTTTTAATATGGATAAAGAACAATTCGACCAACTTATTACTCAGTTGTCCAAGAGTGTTGCTTCAGCAGTGAAGGAAGGCTCAGAGGCTAAAACTGTTAGCGAGACTATCCGTGATACTCTCGTAGAACACAACGAGTCTTGGACATCCAAGATGGAAGTTGAGCAGGAAGCTAAAGCGAAAGCTGAAGCAGAGCTTGCAGAGTTACAAGACTCTTTCAAGCAGACAAAAGAAGAACTTGATGCGCTCAAAGGAGAAGTGGAGGCAAAAGCTGCCGTAGATCTTTTCAACGACCGCATGAACTTTGTTGATAGTGATTACGATCTTAATGAAAAAGAGATTTCTTTAGTCACTGCTGAAGTTAAAGAACTTGGTTCTTCTGAAGAAGATTTCAATAATTATAAGGAGAAGCTTGAGGTGATTTTTGCACACAAGCTGAAGAAAAATATCGAAGCTAAAGAAGCTGAGATTAAGGCTCGTATCGAAGAAGCAGTAGCTAGCCGCGAAGAAGGGGATGACCCTGAAGAGGTAGAAGCTGCGGGAGAAGAGTCAGAGGAAGAGCTTGAGATTGAGGGAGATGAGGCAGAGGCATCCATCCCTAATAACAACGCTGAAGCTAGTGAACAGGTTTCTTTTGTCGAAAGGCTAAAGAAGAACTTCTCTGTAGAAGTATCAAATTAAAAAAAACTAAAATAAATCAATTATGGCTAACGAAATTACACGTTTATTGCCGTTTCGTCAATATGATGAGAATGATGTTATCAATTTCTATTCATACGACAAAGAAACGGGCGAAGCGGGTTCTGTAGTAAAGATTAAATCAGCTAATCTTTCTGAAGAGCCTGTAGAGTATACGACACGGGGAGATTCTAACTCGTTTCAAAATACTTTAGGCAACGGCTTATCTTTATACCCAACGGTTCCTTACAAGGTTACCAAAATGCACAGCACGGGTGTTGGTGAGCAAGCTTTAGGGATTCTCTTACGCGATGTGCGTAATGTAGATGAAAATGGGGAAAATCTTTTGTATTACCCCGAAAAGAAAGAAGAACTCCAGTGCGTTGTTTCTGGTGAAGCTGTTCCAATCGCTACGAAAGGACTCTTTACTATTAACTCCAAAGGTCTTGCTGGTCCTGCAAATGGACAAGCATTAGGTTTACCTGCTATTGGCTCTATCGCAGCGCCCGCTGCTAACGGAACGATTACTGGATTTCACGATTCTAATCACGCTAAACACCACTTCCATGTAACTCATAGTATTGGTCAGTTTATCGCGACTGGATTACGGGAATCTCAAGGTGGCACCACCGATGCATTCGCAGGTGCTTACGCAATTTTAAAACTTGACTGCTAATATTTACGATCATGAAAATCACAATCAAAAGAACTGAAGATCAGTTGGCTCTTGTAAGAGCAATGGGATCTAATAATCGTGAAGAAGCTTATGAGGCACAGGCGGCGGTTGCAGAACTGCTTGGACCTGTAGTATCGGAAGTTATCAATAACGCTCCAACAATTGGAAATCTGTATAGCACAATTTCTTATGGAGAAGATGACAACCCTTCTTTGCCTTTGGATCTTTTCCACGATATCACTGATGAGGACTACATTCAGGTGTATTCTCAGCAAGTTGCTGGAGGGCTACCTTATAGTCAAGTCTTTCCTGCTCACAATGAACTCAAGTTCCAGACTTACACCTTGGACAGCGCTCTTGCGTTTGATCGCAAGTATGTCCGTAAGGCTCGCCTTGATGTTGTTAGCAAGACTTTCACTAGGATGGCTCAAGAAGTTTTACTTAAGCAAACCAAAACTGCTTTCAATGTCCTTGCCACTGCTCTCTGTAAAGCTACAGGAAGTGCTGGAACCCAAGGAAGTCAGGTTATTCAGGGAACACAGTCGGATCGCATGATCCTTCACGATCTCAATAACTTGATCACTGCAAGCAAGCGTGTTAATAGTTCATTCAACGGGGGAACACCTGTTGGTGGAGTTAAATCTGGAATTACTGACCTTCTGGTTTCACCAGAAATCGTCGAAGACCTTCGTGCAATGGCTTACAACCCAATCAACACTGTTGATTCGGACGGAACTGTTGCTGCTGGAACTGACGGTCAGGTAGCTCCTGAGAACCTCCGCGCAGAGCTTTACGCTGGTGCTGGTCTTCCATCTTTCTATGGTATTAACATCATGGAAGTTAATGAGATGGGTAAAAATCAGCGCTTTAATAAGCTGTTTGCTACTATCGCTGCGGCAGAAGGTAATGTCACTGGTGGACAGGGTGGTTCATTCACTCAGGCCAATGATCAGATTCTTATCGGTGTTGACCGTTCCAAGGACTCTCTTATTCGTCCTACGGTTATCGGTGAAGGTTCTCCTTCTGAGTTCCAAGTTCTTGTTGACGATCAGTTCTCTGTTCGTCAGAACAAGATCGGTTACTACGGCAAAGTTGAAGAGGGACGCATCTGTATTGATGACAAAGCCCTTATCGGACTTGCAATTGGAACTAGCTCTTAAGAAGATAGCACACAATCATAAAGAGAGTCGCTCCGAAAGGGGCGGCTCTTTTTTATTGATTTTTACCAAAAATTCAATTATCATGTATTATGAGTGAGAAAAAGTCTACAGAAAAAAAAATTGCTACTGAAATGAATGTATCAAAAGGTGTCGAAAAGAAACACCTTGAGGATTTTGATATTACGGATGGGAAAGAGAGAAGCGAAAAGGAGAAAGAGATCGAAAAAGTAAAAGAACTTGAAGAATTGTTAGGAATGCCTCAAATGAATCCTTATGGGACTATGCATAGGGATCTTTTTAAGCAAAGAGTTGACGCGAGTTCTGTCGCTGATTTAACGGATTTAGCTGCTAAAATAGGTGTCCCAAGAGAAAGAAATAATAATCTTTTAAGGAAGTCTTTAATGAAGTCTTTTGATTTTTATGTACAAAAACATAATGTCACTGTTCAAGGGCAAGCGAAACCAATTATAGATCCTAGTTCCCCAGATTACGAATCTGCTGTAAAGTTATTTAAGGATTTGTAATTTATGAATGATCTTGGATCTATAGCGACAGATATTGTAACATATGATTTCCCGAATGATACGGGTTCTTATAATGTAGGCTTTGTCTCTGGGTGGTTAGAAACTAATATAGGAGAATTAAATGGTATAACACACGAAGAGTTTGAAGTAAACTCTACGGGGGCAATTACGATGGTAGGTTCTAATTCTGGGTTATTGCCTGTTGAAAAAAATATATATACCACTCTTTATGAACTTTGGTATTATCAAAAATCAGCTAGAGAATCTTTGAGATCTTTTACTTATTCTGATTCTGTTGATTGGGTTACAATTAAAGAGGGTGATACAACTATCCAAAGACAGAACAAAAATTCTGTTGCTAAAACGTATAGAGATTTGTCAGCAGAAACCTCCAAAAGATTAAATGATCTTGTTTATCAATATAACTATCAAAAATCTTCTCCAATTCAGGTTGCAGGAACTGACGGCACTTTTAATTTATCAGGAAAATTAGTGTGATAATATGGCTTCTCTACTTACAGATGCAGAAAAAACAGCTATTAATTCAGCGTTAAGTAATGTTCATGATACTTTTTCTAGAACTATATATGTTTATGTAGAAGAAGCTAGTAGCGTCCCAGCAGAGCTTAATTATAACCCATTATATGGGCGCACTAAAAATACTGCAAAAATTTCTTCAGAGATAACTTTAACAAGACATTCTTTTGACGCTCGGATTTATTATAAGAATGAACAAAAGGAAGATATTATTGATGGAAATGGTCAAATGAATCTTTTAGCTTCAGAGGGTCAAATAAGAATTAAGGTAAAATCTGATGCTTATGAAAAGATCAAGATTTGTTCTAAAATAGAAGTTGATGATGAGCTATACATTGTTGACGGAGACGCAAAAGTAATCGGACCATTTGACGCTCAGTTTTATTCTATATTTTTAAAACGTGAGAATTAATGGTAATGGCTAGGAAAGGTTTTATATCAGCTTCAGCCCCAGTAGTTACTATTAATGCAAAAGAACTATTGAGAGAGCTAACCGTAGATAGGCCAAACTCTAAAAGTATGGCCATGGCAGTAAGAAATGTTATAGAACCTAAAATAGAAGAAAGAAGGAAAGAGTTAGAAAAAGAATTTTCTATTCACCCAATAACTTTAGAATTAAACGCTGGTCCGAATGCCTCAAATACTAGTGGCACTTTGGGAGGTTATGGAAACCTATTTTCATTTATTGGTTTTTCTTCTTCTGATGATCCTACGTCTATAATATCAGAAATATTTAAACAGAAAATAAAATTTACTGTTAGAAGAATTAATTCAAAGGGTAGATATATGGCTACTTTTTATATACCTAGTATTGAGGAAATATATAGCCTTACCCCCATACCTTGGATGACTGGAAAGAGTTGGGCAAAAAGCCTTGAAGAAGGGGGATTAACTAACTTGGGTCAATACCTATTTAGTTCTACAGGATTTGGTCAATCTAGTTCTGGGACAGGTATACAAGTCAAAAACAGATCTTCTGGTGTAACTTTAAGAAGAAGTGCTTATATTAAACAGTTAATAGATAACTTCAAAAAGAAGATGTTAAGATTAGATTTATGAAAGCACAATTTGACCAGAATGTTTTGTCGAGTTTTTATCTATGGTTTGAAAACAAGCTATTATCAGATAACTCCAAAGCGTATGCGATTAATTTAGATAATGCTTTCACATCTGGAAGTTTCTCAGATATCCCGTCTTCACATATAGCCTTCCAAGGAAAATATCGATCTCTGGTAGGGGAATCCTCAGTAGATCAACCAAACTCTGGTTTCTTTTTGGGCAATCATTTTATTACAGGAAACTACGATCAAAATGGAGGGGTCTTCACTGATTATGAAAATGGTAGATTAATTTTTCCAAAAACATCAGGTGCTGCTATTGGCAGCACTTCATTAACAGCTAATTCTACTGTAAAAGAAGTTAACACTTACATAACTAATGATACAGACGCACAGGTAATCATTCACTCAGATTTTAAAGACAGTGCTACAGAATTACCTTATCAATATGGGAAAACGGATGAATATGACGAAACAACATATTTTTTACCTGCTTGTTTTATTTCACAAGCTTCATCTAATAATACAGAGTTTTCTTTCGGGGGAGAAGAAGACACTAGAACAAGCATGAGGGTTATGATCCTTTCGTTTGATAATTATACTTTAGATTCAGTCATGTCTCTTTTCCGAGATTCTGTAAGAGAAGATATTACGCATATTCCGTATGAAAGTTTTCCTTACGGTTTTTCTTTCTCTATTAAAGATTTTCCATATAACTACGATTCTCTAGTAGCGGCTCAAACAGACCCTGATAAGTCGCATATTCAAGACGTTTCTGCTTCAAAAGTAGTATCAGAGAAGATTAGAGAAAACCTTAATAAAAATATTTCAATTGGGTTTTTGGACTTTGAATTATGCACTTATCGTTTCCCAAGACTATAAATCCGTGTAAGAAAGTGTAAACATTTCAACTTTTAATTTAAATTAATATGGCTTCTAGAACAAGAGTAATTTCACAAAGCAAGGCTGTTTATGCTTCTCCTACAGGACTTCTGCCTGTCCAAACAGAGTTTGGTGGTAGCGCCGCCCTAGCGGGGGTTAAGGGATTTATCCCAACACAGCTTCATCGTGTCGATACCTTCTCTTTTGATGTTGATCTTGCAGGTGCAAGACAAGATGTCAGAGAGTTTGGTCAGTTAGCACGAATCGGGACAGTAACTATGTCAGAACTTAACCCCACTTTCTCACTTGGATATTACTTGGGGAATGGAGAAAACGAAGCTACTTTGGGTTTCAATACAGTAGGGCTTGACACACTCACTGAGCCTAAAGTCAAATCACAATTTATTTCAGGTGTGATGACAGAAGACGCTCAAAAAAGAGAAAAAAACCTTTATGTTCTTACTGTTAAAGAGGGGGAGGATGCTTTTAAAGCATCAGCTTTTAGCCCCGCAGAAAGACTTTCTTCTGATGTCGTCTCCCTTGGAAACTGCATCATCAATAGTTATAGTGTTAATTTCGCTGTTGGAGAAATTCCAAGAGTGGATATTGAGGGTGAAGCTCAAAATATTCAGATTCAAACAAGTAGTTCTGGATTATATAACCCAGCATTAAATGCTGATGGAGCAAGGGCAGACACTGGTCAATATAGACTTGATGCTCCTAGCACTGGAGATATGGGTGTTTTAGTTCTTCGTCCAGAAGATGTTACTATCGGTTTTGATAGAAAGAAATGGTCGTGGGGAGGAACAGACATGTCTGACATGCACATTCAAAGTTGTTCAATTGAGGTTCCGATGTCTAGAACTAATATCTCTGCACTTGGTGCTGAGAGAGCAGTTGCAAGACCTTTGGATTTCCCAATCAATGTCACCATGAGTGTAAGTGCGCTTCTTAAAAATTTCTCTACAGGTGCTCTTGATATGGTTCTTACAGGAACTGCTGGAGACGATACAACAGATGTAACTATCACTGTTAAAGATGACGCTGGAGTAGCTCAACATGCATACAGACTAGAAAATGCATCTCTTGATTCTCAGGCGTTCTCTGTCGGACTAGACGATAACGAGACTGTTGACTTGACATTCTCTGCTCAAATCGGTGGTCCTACCGTTACAGGCCAAGGATTATTTTACACTGGTAATTGTGCAAATGCAGCAGGTAATGCTCCATCAGACAATTATAATGCGACAACAAACTTATATGATAAGCTCAATGCGCTCGGTCCATATTAATATGGTATAAATGTTAACCAGAAAAGCCTCGCAGAAATGCGGGGCTTTTTTGTGTAAAGTAGGGTGTATGGCTGTAGATAGAATACATTCCAGTGACACTCAATTATTTATTGATGGTTCACGCATACCCGCAGTAAATTCTTTATCTTTCTCGACCCCAAAAGAAGTTCAAGATATTCAAAGATTGGGAACTATTAATATAGCTGAAAGAGTTTTAACAGCCAATCAAACAACTACGCTAGACATGGAAATGCTTTTAACTACAGGGGCGACTGGGGTTGATCCATTTTATCAATTTCAACAAAGACATGGAGGGTTTCTTACTACTGGAAAATTTGATTTTCAAATTAAAGACACTGTTGGGTCTACAATAATTAACGATGCTTCTTTAACGAGTTATTCGATAAATGCTAGTGTAGGAGAACTTATAAAAGGGGGAGCAACATACGAGGGTGTTGGAGCAACTTTTAGTGATGCTGGAGCTATAAGTATAGAGGAGCAAACAAATGATGATTTTATAAAGGGTTTTGCTAGACCTCAAAAAATAGAGATTACGACTGTAACAAATGGTCAGGAAGGAATAAATACTCAAAGTTTATATTTACAAGATTTTTCTATTTCCGTAGATTTGCCTAGAAAAAATGTCACCAGAATAGGACAAAGGAATCCTAGTTTTAGATATCCAGATCTACCAGCAGGAGGGTCTTTAGAAGTAAGTATGATTAAAAATTCTGTAACAGGATTAAATCTTTCTAGCCTTGTTTGTGATAGCGGAGTAATTAAAATTGATTTAAAAGATGATCTTGGGAACTCTTTAATGGATTTTATTACTAGTGGTTGTTGTTTAGAAAATGTTGATGAATCCGCTAATTTAGACGATAATACTACAGTAAACTTTTCTTACTACTTCCCCATAATACAATGATTATAAATGAAAGTTTTTCCGATTATCAAAATGCTATATATGACATATCTTTGGTTATAAATAGTCCTGATAGTGGTTTTGAATTATCTTTATTTGAGAGTGGAAAATTTTACTCTTCTAATTTAATAACATTTTCTGGGGCAGACGGTTATTTGTTTGATCAAAGCGGAAACTTTTTTGGAGGTTATCAAAGTGGAGTTCCTTTTGATTTAGAAGCCCATTATGATTATGCGAACAGCACATTTTCTTATTACAAAGATGAGACTTTAATCGCGAATGGGTTAGATGTAACAGGAAAATCCAATGGAGCCACTGATAAAAGTATAAATTCTTTATCTTTTCATAAAAATGGCACTTCAGAACTGTCACTTTCTGTAACAGGCCAATCAAAAAACTCTTTAGCAAAACATTCTACCTCACAAATTAACGATAATATCACCAACACAATGAGTGTAGCTGCTAATGCTAGTATGTTAACATCTTTTACAGACCCGAATGGAACATTAAACGGGGGAGGATTTAATGCTGCTCGTTCAACTGATTTTTGGGGTAAAGATATTGATTTCACCTCAGTTGTTGTTTGGAACAATCGTGGGCATGGTAGTCCATTAGATTTTAGAAAAAGAGGAGCAACAGCAATTACAAAAAGACATATTATAATGGCGAAGCATTTTAAACTGCAAGCTTCTGATGTTGTTTATTTTGTTGATCCTGATGGAACTTGGGTTTCACGAACAATTTCTGCTACAGCAGATCATGCTAGTCAAGATATCTCTGTGGGAGTTTTAAACGAAGAACTTCCAGATAATATTTCTTTTTCAAAGGTTTTGCCTTCAAATATTAATGATTATTTAAAAACAACAAGCGTAAATATAATTGAAGAATATTACAGGCCCATAGTAGCAGGTTTTGATTTTGAAAAAAAATTAACTTTAAACGTATTGACTGCTGCGAATAGCCTTACAATAAAAGAAGCTGTTTTTGATTCTAATCCCACGAATGTGCCAGATCCTTATGATAATTTAGCCGAACTTCTTGCAGTTCAAGATTCTGGGAATCCAATATTTTTAATAATTGGAGGAGAGGCTGTTCTTTTAACTAGTTACTTTACTACTACTGATGGGCCATCTTACGTTCACTTTACTTCGGATATAAACACATTAATAGCTGCTTCTGATAGCGCAGCGAGTATTAACACGGGATTTAAACTAAAAATATTCGATATTGACTCATTTTCATTTTTTAAATTTTGATTTTGCCTTAATATTTCATATAATATTATCAATGAAAGAGTTATATTCATTTGATGTTAAAAGAGAGGTTAAATCTGAAGTCCCTCACATTAAAAAGACAAAGGATGGTCCTGTCGAGACTACAAAAAGAGTAACTAAAACCATTAAAAATAGGATTGTTTTTATTAAACCAACAATCGTTCAAAGGGAAGAAGCGGATTTCTTTTATGGACAAAAATTTAATGAACTAATTAATGCTGGGTTTTTGACAAAAGCCATGCTCGCTAAAAAGATGGGTGATTTAGGTGGGATCACTTCAAAATCAACCTCGGAAACAGTTAGTGAAATTGTTTTAGAAAATATTGACGCTGCGAGAACTATTGAATTTTTTGGAGGATCAGAATCTCTAAATGAAGAACAAAGTGCCAAATTAAAAAAAGCAGAAAAAACTTTTGCAGAAACTAAAAAGACTATTTTTGAATACGAGATTTCATTAAGAGATCAATTCGGTCAAACAGCAGATGCGAAAGCTGAACAAAAATTAATAGAATGGTTGGTTTTAAATTTTTCTTATTACGAAGATAAAGTTAAAGATAAAGATAGAACTCAATTATTCCCCATTTTCCAAGGAGAATCTTATAAGAGTAAAAGAAATTTACTTTTGCTTTTACAAGAAGATGAAGAAGATGAAGTTTCTGTAGAAGATACAGGATTAAGTGAAATAGATTTTTTAAAATTAAGAAAACTATATGAAGCAGCTTTTGATACGTTGATTAAAGTCTCAAGCATTTGGTATAATCAACTTGGGAAAGATCAGGAAAGTATTCAAAAATCTTTAGACGATTTGTTTGAAGAGGACGAACCTGAAGAAAATGAGGAATAATGAAAAAAATTATTCTGGAGATCTTTTAGATATATCAAGAGGCTTTAGCGTGTTAAAGGTCTCTGATAAAAATTACTATTTTAAACATTTTTTGTTTACGGAAATTCTTCAACTTGATGAAGAACAAAAAACGGATGTTGCTAATTCTATAAAATCTGGAATCCACACGGAAGATCAGTTGATTAAAGAAGCTAAAAAAGCAGGATCTTGGTCTGATTCTGAAGAAGAAAAAATAAAATCTTTGGAATGGATGATAAAAAAATCTACTACAGCTTTAGCTAAAATTCAAGATCCTACTCAAAGAAAGGTTTTCAATAGTCAAATTGAAAATCAAAGAAAAGAAGTGCAAGATTTAAGTTTTAAAAGAAAAAGAATAATCTCTTACAGCGCAGAAAGCTTATCTGAAATAAAAAAAGTAAAAAAAATGGTTTGCCAATGTGTTTATTTAGATAAGCAATTCTCAGAAAATTTAGAAGAAGTATCTGATACTGATATAACAGAAGCTCTTTTTAAAAGATATGCCGAATTAAGCAGTAAAGAAAATGTTTTAGGAGCTTCTTTTTTTGGAGGGTTTTTTGACATTTACGCAGCACAGTATAGAGACCCATTAAAATTATTTAATGTAAATTTTAATACCATTACAATTTTTCAAAAAAATCTATTAATATTATCTAATGCATTATTTAATAAAATGAAGAATGTTAGAATTCCAGAAGAAATATCTAATGATCCTCTTAAAATATTAGAATATGAAGAAAAGGAAGAAGGAGAAGCTAAAGTTACTCACGGTATAGACGATTTAAAACTGAAAATGAAAGCTAGAGGAGGGAGTCTTAAAGCAGAGGACTTTTTGACCTGATAGGTGTAATTTACACTATATGGCGACTAGTTTAAATGCATCCTTAAATGTAAGTCTCAATCCACAGAGCCTAAATGCTTCAACAAAGCAGATTCAACAGGCTTTAGGCAGGATTACGGGACAGGCTTCAGAGTTCCAAAAATCTTTGGATGCTTCGACTGCGCGTGTTTTTGCCTTTGGTGCCACCACAGTTGTTATTAATGGTGTTACGCAATCATTTAAAAAGCTTGTTTCTACAACTATTGATGTTCAAAAAAGATTAACAGAAATTAATTCTATTTTTCAAGCAACAGAAGGTAATTTTAATAGGTTTAGAAATTCTATCTTTCAAGTAGCAAAAGAAACAGGACAGTCTTTCGCTACAGTCGCAGACGGAGCAGCAGAATTAGCTAGGCAAGGTTTAAGTGCCGAAGAAACTGCTTCTAGGCTTAAATCAGCCCTTATCCTTACAAGGATTTCTGGCATGGACGCAGAAAAGTCTGTAAAGGCTCTTACTGCTGCTATAAATGGATTTACATCTGCTGGACTTTCTCATACTCAGATTGTTAATAAAATGGTAGCTGTGGATACAGCTTTTGCTGTATCAACGGATGATTTGGCCGCAGCTTTCCAGCGAGCAGGTTCCACAGCAGAGGATGCTGGTGTGAGTTTTAATGAGTTACTTGGTTTAATCACAGCAGTAGAACAAAGAACCTCAAGGGGAGGTGCTGTTATTGGTAACGCATTTAAATCTATTTTTACAAGGCTACAAAGAGGAACAACGATTTCAGAACTGAAAGAATTAGGAGTTGCGATTGATGCAAATCAGTCTGGAGTCCAAAAATTACAGGCTTTATCTAATGCAATAGAAGGTATCGCTGATCCCACTGTTGTTTCTAAAATTAAGGAATTAGCAGGGGGTGTTTTCCAAATTAACGTAGTTAGTGCCTCATTAAAAGATTTGGGTTCTAATACTTCTATATTCCAAAAAGCTGCTTTGACCGCTGCCAGTGCCACAAATGAAGCTTTTGAAAAAAATAAATTATTAAATGAAACTATATCTGCTCAAATAAATTCACTTGTTCAAGGACTCACCTCTCTAGCTGAAAGGATTGGATCTGTTACATTTGGTCCATTGCTTGAGGGCTTGGTAGGTATAGCAACAAAAGTTACAGATTTTCTAAATACAGCTTTAGATCCAGAGAAAGGGAATGTTTTTGTAAAAGGTTTATTTAAAACAATAGGTTCTTTTTTAAGTGGACCAGCGGTTGTTATATTTACAGCGGCTTTTGTTAAAATTTTTAAATTAGTTGCTAAATTTGCATCAGAAGGTTTGAGGGCTTTATTTTCAATGGGCAGTCAAACAGAGAAAATAAAACAAATTGAAGGAGGTATAGTAGGGCTTCTTCAAAGAGATTCTAGTTTGAGGAAGCAGATGGAAAGCACTACAATGAGCCAAGCTCAAAAAGAGCAAGCTGTTATATCTGCAATTCAAAGAGAAAATGCTCTACTCTCTCAACAAGCTCAATTAATGAGAGGGTTGGCTAATATGGCTGCTGCTAGAGGCGTTACAGGATTTAGTAATACAGGTGGATTTACTGGGAAAAGAGGTAGATTCAGTATGGGATTTAGAGCAGAAGAGGCAGAGGCAAGGGCGCTAGGAGCGCCTCCTGATGTTAGAGCTAGGTTAAGTGATGGCACGATTCAAGGGAGAAGAGTTATCATGAATAATAAGGAGACAGAGGTCCGCAATTTTGCGGGTGGCAAAGACTCCGCTATAATACCATCTTATGCTGGAGGATTTGTTCCTAATTATAATAAATTCGGTATAGGAGGATTTGCTGGACCTGCTTTAAGCGCAGCCCAAATATCTCCTAGAATAAAATCAGGTCAAATATCAGCAGAGCAAGCGGCTCTCTCTGGCTATAGAAAAGGAGCTATTAAGAGGGCAGATGGAGCTAACTTCCCTAGATATAATGCAGACTCTTTAGATAGTAAAAAAGCTCTGATGCTTGTGCCTCAAGCTCAAGCTCTATTAGAAGGCGCTCTTAAGACAAATTTCCAATCTAAAAAAAGACTTGAATCAAGGTTTTCGGGTTTTGATGGAAGTGTTGCTGGAATAGACCCCAATCTAAAACAAGACTCTGGGTTTAGGAGAATGTTAAGGATGGATCAAATCCTAGATGCTTCTTTAACTAGAGGCGTTAATAACTCTATGGAGAGCATTGTTTCAAAGAGTGGGGGCAAATTAAAAATGCAGCCTAGAAAGTTTACAACGAAACAAGTAAAACAAAGAGTTTTAAAGGAGGGTGGAGCAGGTGCTTTTGGAGCATTAAGGGGAGCTATTTTTGAATCTATTATCGAGGCTGTAACTGGTGGAATAAAATCTGGAACAGGAAACAATACTTTAGATGTTAATATTGCTGGCAATAAAGCTGTAGAAGAAATATTTGGGATTACTGGAAAGAACTACAAGTGGGGTGATTTTAAAAACAGTCAGGGGCAAAAAGATAAATTCATTCAACAAACCATGAGGAGCTTGCCAAGAAAGGGCGCTCCGATGTCTGCTGCGGCAGGATTTGTTCCAAACTATGCTAACGGAGGTGGCGTTCCTCAGTCTTTAATGAGGATACACTCTGATGATAAGGGAAGAAAGGTTCTGACAAATATAAGAGATGAGCCTAACGGGGTGCAAGACGCTATAAAGAGAGAGCGCAAGGGTATTGGCATGTTTGCGGGAGGATTTATTCCAAATTACGCAAAAGGGGGTGGCGGCGGTTTAATGAGCGGCGCTTCTGGTTTCATTATTGCTTTAGGTTCAATGCAGATGGCTTTAAACTCACTTACTTCTGCAACAGATCAATCAGCTAATGCGACTGAGATGGACGCTGAAGTTAAAATTGATCAAATACTGGCAAGCGAAAAAAGTATCTCGACTAAAATGCAAGAGATTCAGCTTCTTGATAATGCCTCAAGAGCGCAATCATCTGCCAATAGTGGGCTAGAGGGCGTTGCTAATGCCGCAAATCATGCGATGACAGCTTTAATGGCAATGTCTGCTCTTAATATGGTCACAGGAGGAATCGGCGGGAGAGCATTTTCAAGTGTCGGTAAAGGAGTACAAGCGGGGATGGGCCGTGTGGGAGCTTCTGTTGGTAGAACTAGAGCAGTCTCAAAGGTGAGGCAGGGAATACAGAGTCGCTTGCCTATGAGCAAAGATCCTATGGGCGGTCGAAGTCGCCATGCTATAAAAAAGTCTTTAATGTCTGATGGGTTTAATCGTAAGACTGCAACAAGAAAAGCGAATGATCTTCAACGCAGCGCAAATGCCAGAACTAGATCTATGGGAAAGGTGGGTAAACTAGGCAAACTTGGTGGAGCCCCATTGGCTATTGGTTTAGCTGGATTTAGTGCTTTCGATGCTTTCCAACAGGAAAAAGCAGGAACTATTACTACACAAGAAAGAGATCAAGAACTTGGTGGTGCAGGAGGAGCATTAGCTGGTGGATTGGCAGGGGCTAAATTAGGAGCTATGGCGGGAGCTTTTGGAGGGCCAGTTGGTATGGCAATTGGAGGTTTATTAGGAGGAGGCGTAGGTGCGGTTGCTGGAAGCAGTTTGGGCAAAGGACTAGTTTCAGCGTTTCAAGGACCAGAGCCTCTTGATCCAAAAATTATGCAAAGATATGCAGAGGTTTCTTCATCAGGATCAAGAAATAGAAGACTTGGCTTTAATAATAGTCAGGGATTTATGGACAGGGCGACAGAAAACATGACCAAAATGCAAGCCGCAGGTCAAGACACTAGCGTTATCCAAAAAGAATATGTTCAGGCTATGAAAGCCTTAAAGGATGAATATTCAAAAGAAGAACAAGATCTTGAGAAATTATCTCAAGCACAAGATAGATTAGCGGCAGCTTCAAGAGACCTTGCTGGAATGAGATTTGAAACCATTGGAGAGCAAGAGGATTATGAAAAAAAATTAGAAAAGGCAAATAATGCTCTTGCGAGAGCAAGCGAAAGACTTGCTGTTGCTAGGTCAAAGGCTGTAGATATTGAAGGAAGAGTAAATAAAGGATTAAAGGGAAGAACTGTCAAGGGTATGGCTGAAAGAGCTTCTATCCAATCTGGTTTGACAGTGGCGGCAGGTAAAGATAGCCCATTTGCATCTGCAACAATGTTAACCTCAGAGCAGAATGCAGCATTAGCAAATATTAATTTGTTAAGACAAGATCAAATGAAGGCAGACGCAAAATTAGCGGCAGAAAGACAAAAACCTTTAGGATTACAAGACACCAAAGAGCTAATAAAAAATGCGGCAGAAGCTGGAGAGAAGTTTAAAAAAGCAGCTATACAGGCTGGCACATCATTTCTCAACAAAATGGAAGATGTTAGCGCACTAATGGCTCAAAATGATGATAAAATATCAGAGGGTCGTAAAAGAATGTCTGAAGGATTATCTAAATTGAGTGATCATCTTATAAAACAAGGTGGAGTTGATGTTACTGCGACTTTTCAAGATGCTATGAGAGCCATTAATCTAATCAACAAAAAAGACAGAACAGATAATGAAACTCAAACTCTGGGCCAACTATTTGAAGGGTTCGATTCAAAAGGGTTGGGTAATGTAAATGAAGTAATTGCAGCAGCGACAGGAAAAACAGGAATGGCTCTTGAAGCCTTTAGATTAAAAATAGATGATGCAAGAAATGCTGTTATTCGAGGCCAATATAAGAATGTTAATGAAAAGGGAAAAGATGGTGACAAGCGAGCAAAATTTGCAGATAGCCTCGTAAATATAGGAAAAACTAATTTCGGTGCAGAATTAGATCAATCAACTAAATCATTAATTAAACAACAAGAGGCATTAAGGGCAGAAATGGCAGCATCTCAAACAGCCTTTAATTCTCTTCACAATAATGAGGCTACAAAGGGTTTCGCTGAAGCATTGAAAACATTACAAGGCGAACTAAAAAACTCTGTCGGATCATTTGAGAAGGTAAAGGATTTTGCAGAATCGAATTTAACAGCATCAAATAATGCAGCGGCTTTGGTCGAAGAAGCCGCTAAATTCATGGAAAATAGAAGAAAAGATTTACTTACTCTAGAAAACAAGGTCGATCTATTACAAGGCAAGGTAGATGATTTACAATAATTTATTATGGCAGCACTTATAGTCAATAATGTATTATCTTCCGCTGTTGAGGTAAGTTATTCTTATTTAGATACAGAAGAAATATTTGGGTATGAAGTAGAAGGGACATATGAAATAGATGTCTCTGATATTAATTTTGAACAAAATGATACTACTTTGATCCAAGGAAGAGATGCTATAACAGCAGCTTATGAAAGGCAAAATATAGTAGCCAGAATTGGAGCAGACGATTATCTAAAAGGAAGAATACAATCGTTTGATTTTAGTGCTGGAACTTTAGTAGGTTCTGAAATAGTTTCTATAGTGATACAAGAATCAAGAAGGCTTGATGATTATTCTTCTAAAACATTTTCTAAACTAATACCAAATCCTAATTTAGTAGAAAACTTTAAAGAGACTTATGACTTTCAAAGATCTGGCGGGGATTATTCTTCTAATAGAAATATATCTTTACAATATAAACAAGAGGCTGGCAGTCAATTTTTAAATGATGCGAAAACATTTTTAACTAATTATTATTTCGCCAATAGACCATCTTTAGGATATCAAGAAGATGGAATCTCGGAAAAAGCAAAAATTGATAAGGGATTCAGGGGTTTAATAACAGAAACTTATAATTTAATAGATCTATCAGTTTCCTTATCAGAGAAAGTTGATTCTTCTTTTATAGATGGCGTAAAAGGAGTTAGTAAAAATCAAACACAAGCTCTTGAGATAGGAGAAAATGGATTTATAAATAAAACACACACAGTTAACTTAACTTCTCTCAGTCGAAATTCTGAAAATGTTATTACTTCTGCTATGGCGACAATTATTGATGAAATCGCTTCTGAGAATGAAACTGAATTTGGTACACCAGTATCAATTGAAAAGGGCATTACAAAGGATGGGGATTCAGGTTCATTAACAATATCTTTTAGCACAGACCCTTCTCGATCACAAGACGAAAGAATATCATATTCTGGCGCTGAAACAAAACAAGGTAGATTTATAGAATATTCTTTATCTATTACATATAGCAATAAAGGTAGGAATAACAGAGAAAAATTTTTAAATACCAAAACCTCTTGGATTTCAAATCAAACATTTAATCAAGATAAAGTAAAAAGACTATTTCATCCAGTTACTGATATAGTTGAAAAGGCTAGATCTACAACATTCCAAAAATCAGAAGGATCTATTAATGAAAGCATAACATTTACAACAGATCTCGCTTATAAAGATGATAATGATGGTTTGTTAAAATTTAAAAAAACATTAAATAAGACTCATAAAATTAATAGGCTTCATAAGTTTTTAGATTTAGTGAATTTAGAAGATCAAATTGTAGTTAATGATAAGAAAACAGTGGGTCAAGCTTCAGTTACAGCGGAAGCAGTCACAAGTCAAAGTATGGGAATTTATGACGTTAGAAATGTTTTAGAGTCAAAAACATCTGAAATGAATGAGATGGTTGACGAAAATGTAATTCATATTATTAATGATGTCATCAACTTAAATCTAGGACAAGGAACCGCATCACGAAGTATACAATACTTATTTATATAATGGCAGAAACCGTAACATATGGATCTTATAGTTTTCCTTACCCGACTCCATTAGTTGGGTATGGGGTAGAGCCTGTATATATCCAAGGAGCAGTAGACCACACTAAAAATTCTATAGAAATAGTAGGCAATTTAACTGGATCTAACTTGAGTGGCCTTCATTTGCAAAAAATGCAAATGATTAGCGGAATGCTTTCAGAATTTCAAACTATTACTATTAGCAATAACGATAGCAATAAGCAATTCGCATCAGCGAAGCCTATATCAATTTCTTTCGATTCTTCTGATCTAACAACAGTTTTGCCATATTCCGTTTCTTTTGAAAGTTATTCGGAGGAAACTTTTTCTCAGTTTTTTGGGATAGAAAATCCAAAAGATGAATGGGATTTTTCAGAGCAAAACGGAAGAATAACAGAAGTAAGTCATTCCGTTTCTGCAAAAGGAATTAAAGTTGATAGCAGTGATCCTTTGGTGAATGCTAGACATTTCGTAACAGGAAGAACTACTGGGTGTAGAGATTTAAGTTTATTCCAAACAGGTGCTAACAATAATGCGTTCTTGTTTTCAAGAACTGAAAACATCGATAAATCTAGTAATGAATACGCCATAGATGAAGTTTATAAGTATAGCACTAGCGAAGATTTGACTACAACAGGAGTTTCAAAATCTGGAATTTTAAATTGTTCAACAAAAATATCTTTTGACAAACAAGACGGGTTAAATGTAACTGTCAACGGATCAGTTCAAGGAAGTTTTGATTCTCCTCAATTCGGGACAGGGTTATTAGATACTGGTATTTTTGATTCAAGTCAAGCAACTCAAGTAGCCGTAAATGCTGTAGCTTCTTCTCTTTCTAATTATGAAACTGGTTCTTATACTTTTATAAATAATGGACCTTCTACTGTTAGTTATGATTTAGATACTGGATCTAATGTTGTAAATTTTACATATACTTTTTCTGATCCAGAAAATTTAGATAGGAGTGGGAATATTCTTCATACTAGATCAGCGACAGTTTCTGCTAGTAAAGATGAATCAGTAGTCAGAGTGTCTATCAATGGAGAATTCAAATACAAAGGACCATTTGATATAATAGGCACTGGAGATCCTGCCACTGGAGAAAGATTTAAACAAGTAGATGCTCAGTATAGTGGTGTCATAGCAAACTCTGGGTTTTTGAATTTAGCGATAGAAGCTCTGCAAGATTTTACAGGAGATGCAACAGGTTATAATATAAGCGGAGACTTTCTAAACCCAAATCCCAACTCAAGACAAATAACGAAAAGCCCTCAAGAAAGTTCTATCTCGTATTCTTTAGAATTTGATAATAGGATAGATTTATCCTCTGGTCAATTATCTGGATTGCAAATTAGTATAACAGATAAAAAACCTATTGAGTTGAGTGGAATCGTCCCAAGTTTAGGGGGATTTGCTAAACAAAAATTAGTAAATAGGAGAGCAGGAGAGTATGCTGTTGCAGCTAGTTGTGAAGCTTCAACTGGAGATTTACAAAAATTAATAGAAATATCTAGTGGTTATGCCAGTGGAGTATTTTCTTTTAACGAAAGTAGTAGTTTAAATGATCAAACTATTTCTTATAATATGAGTAGGTATTATTAATATGAGTCAGTCGGGATTAAATTATAGTATTATTGAATCTTTTGGAAGTAACCAAAAGATTTTGACTTATTATGATTTTTCTGGTATGAGTGGAAGACACATTGGTAATGAATCTGCGGGAGGATTAAACTATGGGGTTATAGAAAATTGTGATCCATCTGTAAACACGGGGATATATAGTGGGATCGTTACTCATTCTGGACAATCTACCGTTGCTGGTGCGAAACTCTTTACTACAGGAATTTTTCTGGGTAATGATATGGCAGATTTAAGTAAATCAACGTTAAGGGTAGATACACCAGCAGTTAAATATTCTTCTTTATCTAGTGTAGTTGATTTTCAATTTAATAATGAAGTTTCTGACTCTGTTATTTTTGGTTCTCTTGAAAAAATCTCAACAAGTGTTGATGGATTAGTCGTAACTGGTTCAAGGGGCTTTAATTTTGGTGTTAATGATAGGGGCAAACTATTTTATCAATCGTTTGATAGAGGAGGAGATTTTATTTATACCGCTAATTCGATAGAACTTTCGAGAAGAAATATTGTTGGGTTTTCTGTTGGGTCAAACACCTTATCTCTTTCAAGATTTGATTACTTAAATCATAACCTAGAGACTGAGACATTTAATGTGGATTCTAGCTACATTGGTAATAATACAGAATTTTATTTAGGAGGCTCTAATCAATATTTTAGAGGGGGAACGGCTGGGCCTTCTGGCGAATTTAGAACATCTGATATTAGTCTGAATTCTTTTTGCTTATTATCTGGTTATGTCGCTCCAAGTTTAGAGTTTAGCATTGGAAGTGGGTTAATTGGTTCATTTTTTGAAAGTCAAACAGGAGCAACGACCAAAAAAATAATTACTGGATATAGACAAGTTACTACATTTAAAACAGGTATAACGGGATATGACTATGAAAACACTGGAAGTTTAAATATTTCTACTGGTAGATATATGTTAACAGGAGGGCTTACAGCAAGTTCTACTGCTTCAAAATTTGAAGGTGATGTCTATTTTGAATATAATACATTTGAAGAAGGAGGAGTTACAACTTTTAACAAAGAACAAGTAGGTCTTCTTCATCCTGATTCTGGTTATCAATATGTGCCTAGTGGAGATAGCGCTTTTTCAACATTAGGTCTTCGTCACGTTGAATCACAAGTTCAAAACTATATTGAAAGAAAAGGTATTTCTGGTTCTGCTACTGTCGGGGTGAAACTGTATGGATTTAGATTTCAAGCTGGAGATTTACCAGATATAAGTGGAGTTACTCAGATCCCTCTTTTTGAAACAGTAGAAGACAGGCCCGCTTTAAAAGCTTCTGGCGTAAGCCTCTCTGGACCATCAGATTTATTTAAAAAAGATTACGTTTATTATAAGGGGGAGAGAAAATGATTTATGATGTTGTTTCAAGCACTGGTGGAGCTTTGGTTTCTGATTGTTCTTCGGAAATTTTAGGGACGAAAACTTTTGATTTATTAAATAGAGATGCTGTTGGAAGTTTAGGAGATTTTTTCTATGACAGATCCGTAAGCACGGGCCAGCAAGAAGTATCTTTATATTTGAATGGGCAGAGTTTATTTCAAGAAGTTCCTTTAACTTCCACGATTACAAATGAGACTTTTTATAATATAAAAACAGGAGATTTTTTTACAAAGGGAGACGAGTCAGATGATTTTGATAAAGCTAAATTATATTTTCATCAAACAACTCCAGAAAACGGAGATTCAAAATTAACATATAATATTGTTACTGGAGGTCTATTTGCAGCGACTGGAGATTTTGGACAATCTTTAAAAACAAACATAAATGCAGGTATCGGGTCAGTAACCTTTAATGATTGTGATTATTTTTTAAATGGACAAAAAGTATATTCTGGAGTGGGGGTAGGTGTTTCTATGGGGACAACAGATTTAGACTTTATTCCACTTTTCTCAACTGCTGCGAATGTTGCAGGAGTTGTTAAGCTAGAAAATCAAGATCAATTTAAATATACGGCTCATAAAAAAAGAAAAAGAACATTTT